CTGCAAACAGTTGCATCTGGAACTGGTCAGCATTGCGCTTGCCTGTCTTCCAATCCATGACAACAGCTTCGTCACCTACGATTACAAGCACGTCAAGTTTGCTGCGCAGCCATGCGTCAGCATCCCACCAACCTGTTGCTGTGAGATTGTCGGTCAGGACTAACTCCTTCTCGATGTGCAACTCGCCTTGCCGTGCCAGCTTCTCAACGGACAGACACAGGGGTTCGTACTGAGCAATCTCTGCGTTTAATCCTGACCCTTTCAGTCGGCTTTCAAGGAACGCATGGATACGTTCCCCGTACTTGGACGCTTCGCCGCCCTCGTCTACAACATCTTTGGTGATGCGTTGACGGTAGTACCGCAACGGGCAGTTCTCGAACAGCTTGATCGAGGAGTAGGAGTGGCTCAGGCGCATAGCAGTGTGCCCCGCAGGGACTTCCTGCGAGGTAGTTGTAAAGTTGGAAACCCCAGTATACATCAAGATGACATGCGTTGCAAGGCATCAAATTTTGCCAACTCCAGCGTAGAAACAAGGTGCATCAGGTCGGTGATCCCAGAGGAGAATCGGTGGTAGTCGGGGCCGATCTTCACCAGCATAAAAACTTCAGTGGCATCAGGGCTATCCTTGATCTGGTTGGTCACTGCCTCCATCAGTTGGAGGGCGTCATGGTTGCGGGGTTCGCGGTTGATTTGGGTGATGTTCATTTCAGGTATCTCCGTAGTTGTGGGCTTTGCCGGACTCGCAAGCAACAGGCAAGTCATGTGCCCACTTGGGTGGCGTTGACATCACGGCAACAAGTTTAGCTTCTGCTGCGTCTGCATCTGCCTGCGTTGCAGTGATGATGATTTCATCGTGAACTTGGAAAGCCACGTGATAGTGCTGACCGATGGATGCCATCTGTTCACGGATGACAATAGCAGCAAGGGCTTGCACAAGGTTCTCGCATACCTTGCCACCGTAGATACGTGTCCAGCTAACCTCGTCTGTACTGCCAGTCACCACACGATCACGTATCGCCTTGCGGTAGGAACGCGCATCAGAGATGTATTCAAACCCGCTGCCAACTTGCCGTAGTGCGGGGTAATGAATCCTCAACTTGTTGGGGAGTGTGATGCCTACGTTGTCAAACGGGATCATGTCATGCAGACTGCCGCTACCGCCTTGGACTATCTGTGTCAGTGCGCTGCCGCACCTCTGCCAAAACTGCACGATCTTCCAGTTCTTCTGACGGTACAGTCGGACAATGCGCTCGGCCTCGTTGATGTCAAGCACTACGTTGATGCCGCCTTGCCCGATCTCTAGTGTGCGCCGAAACTTCTCAGCGCCCATGCCGTAGCCCAGCCCAAGCACACAGGTCTTGCCAACGAATCGCTCTACCTTGTCTGCTTTGGTAATGACTCGTCCGTAGACTTCGGATGCAAACTCAGAGTACACGTCTCGCTTGTCACGAAAGGCCACCAACAAATCCTCCTGCCCTGCCACCCATGCCACAGTACGTGCCTCGATCTGTGACGAATCACATGAGATAAGCATCTGTTTGTCAGGTGCTACCAGTGCTCTGCGGATGGTCGTGTTGCCACGCGCTGGTAGGTTCTGTAGGTTAAGCTTGTCGCCGCCACTGAAGCGCCCAGTGTGCGCACCGTAGTAGTTCAGCATGATGGGTAGTCGCCCACGTTTAGCCACACCGATCAAGTTCTCGGTGCGCGTCTCTTCAATAGTGGACTTAACCCCAAGGCGAGCAGCGACTACACCCTGCACACGCTCGTCAGGATGTTCCAGCAAGTCTGTCATGCCCTTGTCGGTCTTCGCAAACGCCCACGCTTCCTTGCCAGTAGTCGGACTTGTCTTACGTGGGGGGTCGATGCCTAGATTAGTAAGGTACTTGGCAAAGATTTCGTTGCTCATCAGCATTTTGGTGAGCGCCTCCTCGCTCACGCCGCTCAGGCCAAGGTCTAATATGAGGCCGCGCTTGCGGACGCGCACTTCTTCGAGGTGCTTCTCTAATAGAGGCACATCCAACTCGATCACTGGCTCGGTGTACATGCGCAAGGTCTGATCAATCACCAACAACTCGCTCGATGGGAAGCCAACCTTGAGCTTATCGAACAACTTCTTAGTGATGTCCGCATCGTTCTTGCAGTACTCACCGTACTGCGCAAGGTCAGCCTCAGTGAAGTCAGCCTTGCGCTTGCCCAGTGCAGCCACTACCTCATCGCCCTTCTTACCGATGCCGTAGTACGTAGCAAGCGCAGCAAGACTGCCACCCACAGTGATGTTGTGGAGTGGTCGTGCCATGCTCAGTGTGTCCAGCCATAGCCTTGGCTTGATGCCAAAGCGCCACGACAAGATAGCACCATCGAACGCAGTGTGATGACAGAGGATTGCCTTGTTGCTGTAGTCAAGGGACTTGAGAAACTTGGCAGGGTCGCTGCCTGAGTACCAGTCGCTAGGGTAGTCGTTGACCTTGACACCTACCCCGATGACTTCAAACCGTGGGTCACGGATGTATGCCTCAGTGGTCATCTTTGACAGACTAAAGTCTCTGTCGTAGTAGGTTTCAAAGTCAATGGTCACAATGTCCATGCTTATTCCTCTTGTTGGTACGGCTCACCCAACATGTGCTTGGTGTTGAATAGGGTTTTGTGTTGTGGGTAAGTCTTCTGCCATAGCCTCGCGTAGAACGCTATGAAGTCGTTACTTATCTTGAAGTCTTTACCTGTGGTCACAATAAAAACTTCCCAACGAATCCGGTTAATGATTAGCCAGTGGCTTATTTTCTTGTGCCCATGTTGAAGCGCTTCAAAACTAAACCGCTGAAAATATTCCCAAATTCCGGGATTGTTTTTGTGCCACTCATCAAACCGAACTTGGCGTTTAGCAAATGAATCTGCCATCACTCACCACGCACTTCAACAAGTTTGTCGATGTAGTGCCGCGCCTTCTTCACGTCGTCAATCCCACCCTTAACATCGCATCGTGCAAGATATTTGATAGCGTTACCCCGCAGGAAACCTGCGAACTGCTCGGGTGTCATCCATGATTCCATCGCTGCCCAAGGCTGCACACCCATCCCCTTGTAGTGATCACCCCCAACCTGCAAACCATCAGCCTTGCTGCTCGGCACGAATGGCTCGTGTTCTACAACAGGGTGTACTTGTTCTACCACCAACCCATTGAGCACCTGCTTGCGTATTGCGTACACCGATGGCATAGCTGCCTTGAACTTCGCACCAACTTCTTTTGGTACGGCAAGCGGGTTCTTGCGGAAATACTCACGAACCTTTTGCGATTTACTTTTCATTTTCTGTTTCCTTTAAGTTGAATTTTTCTCACGTAACCTAGCTTCAATCAAGTGGTAGAACAAGATCAACCCACCACCGTCATGCTTAATAATTATTTCTTGATACTCCTCAATTGTTAGCCCTTCCCACTCACGCTTGTAGACCTGTGTGTCGTCGTCTTCTTCGATCATGCTTGTCCCCTTGCTCTAATGGCATCAGCGCAATGCTTTGGCTCCAATGAAGGCCATACACCAACTTCTTCACACACCTTCGCACACGCCTCACGTTCTGCTGCTGCGACAAGGGCGGCAAAGCGTAAAAGAAATTTAGTCTCAAGCGGCCACAAGTGTTTACCCGCCTCCTCTGCCATGCGGATGATGTCTTCTTGTGTCATATCAGCAGACTCCATATCCACATGCCAGTGAAGAACATCAACCCAAAGAACAGCGTCAGCACTGCCAGTGCAGCGCCGATCATCAGCCTACCAACCGTGCGCCATGTGTCGTCGTCTTCCTCGGTCATTTGTCTTCTCCTTGGTGGATGTAATGCTCGACGCGCCAGAGTAGTTCTTGCATGTCATTTAGTTCACGGTTGTCCAGAGTTTTTCCTTTCATAAGTGACTGAACTTGGTGGAGTAGGTCATTTATGTGGTTTTGAATCACGCCCTTGGATATGGTTATCTTGATCATTCGTCTTCTCCTTAGGTTTAATAACACGTACCACTGCCTCTGAAGTCACAAAGCGATGCCCGTTGGCGCACTCATACCTACGGTGTACCGTATTAGCGGGGCGGGCACGGGTTTCTTTGACAGCCACCCATGCACCACACACAGGGCACTTCATAAGAACACCCCGAACTTTTGTCGGAGTGCCTTACTCTGCTCTCTGCATATTTGGTTCACAACATCTACCGTGTGCTGCACAGTCGGCTGTCTTTTAAAGTTGAGAAACGTAACCTCAGCACTCTTCACAAATCCTTCAAGTAATTGCGGAGGGAACTCATTGTTTTTGATACAAGTGTACAAGAGCGTAACCCATCTGTCATGCTCCCATTGAGGTGCATCCCATACCTGTTTACCCTTACGTTGTGCTGCAACTTGTTCGCAAATAGTTTTTAGTATTCCAAGCTTGGCTCGTACCTTGATACCGTATTTAAAACGGCGCAAGGCACGGAGCCACTCTCGACGTTTGTCCTCGTCGATTTTGGGCATGTTAGACGCCGAACTTGGCAGCAGTGCTCATGGCAGTAAGCTTGTTGATGTCTATGTCCAACACCACCTCGTTCTTGGTACGTTCCTTGATCTCTCTGTGTTTGTTCTTAACATTCTCAGGGATCAAGTCCCACAGCGGAGGCCATGCCTTGAGTGCCGGAGCCAGTGTGCTGTACGCCGTAACAATCTTCTTAACCATGTCAACGAACTCTATCCGGCGATTCTGGGCATCAACCTTACGCTGATTGAAGGCTACAACCTCGGCTTGGAACGCATCCCAGCAAACTCCTCTAAGCGCAAGACCGTCGCTGTATGACGAACGAGTCTTCTTGGCAAGATCGCTCTCAATAAAGGCGTGAGGCCAAGGCTGCGGGGTAGCAAATGTAAACGTCAAGTTACATGGATGGTCACCCACCCTGTCGATCTCGATCTTATCAACTGTCTTCAACCAGCCAGCAGGAAGCCTTGCAATGTGCGGCTTGACTTCAACAAACAGAGTGTCATAAATAATCTGACCCCATCCGTTGTCAGGCTTAGACTGCTCGGCCCTGTCGATAGCGGGTTGCATCTTGTTGCGGGCACTTGACAAGATAGTGTTGCTAAGTTCTGTGCTAAAACGTACTGTTGCCATATCAATCTCCTATGTAAAACATTTAATCAATTCTCTGCTCACATCACTACCACTTCACCAAAGGGCGCATTGCCCTCGTCAGTGGATACCCACAGCACTGGTGCATCAGGCTGATTGCCGAAGCTGCTGCAACACAGGTCGGTCAGGAACACAATAGCTACGGGTGTAAGGCCATGCTCGATGATCTCGTCAAACACCGGAGCAAAGTCTGTACCACCGCCGCCGTGGGGTTTGATGTCAAGGTCATCATGCTGCTCGTAGGATTCCACGTGGCTGACCTCGCTGTCGAAGTACATCACATGGATACGCGCTGGCATAAGATCGTCCTTGACGTTGCTGATCTCAGCGGCAAACTGGGCAATGGTGTGCTGATCAATAGAGCCTGAGCAATCCACTGCGAACACAATCTCACCCATCTGCTCACCGCTGACACTGGGCAGGTACATTCCCTGTGCAATAAAGCGGCGATTAAATCGGGAGAATGACCGCTGGTCAGTGCGGGCTTTGACAAGGAAGCGTTGCAACACGTCACGCCAGTCAACCTTGGGTCTGAGTACCTCATCAACCAAGCGTTCCATGTTTGCACTCAGCTTGCCCATCATCTTGGCAGCTTGCGCTGCTTGTGCCACCTTCACTTTCCATTCGGCTTGCTCCTGTGCTTGTTCAGCAGGTGAGCCTTCAGCATCTTCACAGTTGTCAAGCCCGTGCTCTGCACCGTCACTCTCATCCTGCTCTGGCAAGATGTTGTAGATACCGTCACTAGTGCCACCGCCAGCAGTGTAAATGCTAGGGTCATGCAGTCCACGCTTGGGCATCCGGCCAATGCTGTCATCTATCAACAGCTTGTTGATCACGTAGTCAGCCGCATTGTTCCAGCGGCGATGCTGTCTCTCCTGTCTACGGTAGTTGTGCTCAAGCATCGGATGCAAACACTCATGTGCTACAAGGAACTTCAACTCCTCATCTGTCAACTCGTTGCAGAAGTCAGGGTTGAACAGCACCCGCTTGCCGTTGGTTGCAGCAGTGGGTACTTCTCGGCTCAACAGGAACGGCATACTGAGTGCCACCGTGCCAATGAACGGATGCTCCAGAATCAGAGCGGTCTTGGCTTTGGCAAGCCGTATCCTCATCTTGGCTTCCTCTTGCGGGGTGATTGGTATCACCTCCTCTTTGGGCATCACACTGGTCATTACATACCTCCATTCATAAATACGGACATCTTGTCCATGATTGCTTTGGCTTCAGCCGCAGTGTCGCGGCGAAGGTCGGGATCATTACGCAGTGCCTCGGGGTGCTTGATCAGCGATGCCTCAACTTGTTGGCGCATGGCCTCAAGGTTAGGGTCGTCACTGAAGTTCAGCCTTGGCAGCAGAGCACAGATTTCACGGGTGTTTTCCAACATCGAGTCACGAAAGATCGCCTTGGGATCAGCCAGCTTCTCAGCCATGTGCTTCACCCTGTCGTAGAGCCGAGTCCAGACGTCCTTCAGTGCAGCCTGCTCTGCATCCTTCACACGCCGCTCAACATCTTGTTGGATACGGGACAGTTCTTCTGACCCAATGGCAACCCGAAAGTCACTGCTTGGTACAGGGAACACAGCCATATCCATGCTGAACTTGACACGCAAGTCAGCCTGACTGGGGTAGTCTGCGGCGTTGTACAGGGAGCCAAGGATGCGCTGTGCATCCAGCATGTCCTGATCGTAGTCATCGTAGAACTCCTGCACCAGCACCTGCCACTCTCCCTTTTCCTTGCGGAACTCAGACATGAAGTGCAGGTAGTTGGCAGTGGGCAGCATCATCGTGCCGTCTAAGCCCCACGGCAGGGTGTTGTCGTAGTACTTGGTACGGATAAGCGTGGTCTTCTTGTGGATGTTGTCCAGCTTGTCGTTCATGGGCAGCAAGGACTTGTTGAAACGGCCAGCAGCTTGGTTTGCACCATGCGCTGTCGTCACCTCCTTGGATGCACTCTTGTCGTACTTGCGGGCTGTCCACTGGGACACGTTGAGTTGCACTAGCAGTGCTCGGTCATTCAGATTCATAGCGATACTCCTTAGAACAATACGTTTTGATGGTTGATCGACCACTTGGTAAAGGCTTGGGTGTTAGCCAAGTCAGGGTTGCGCCGTGCTGCATAGCTGACAGTCAGCACAGAGAACTCGGGAGGCATACGCTCAGAGTAAGTGCACACTCTCTCGAAGTTACCCTCGGTAGCCCGCTGTGCCAGAGCACCAGACAGAGCGTACAAAGTAGCAGGGTCACTTGGCACATCACTGGTGGTTGGGTTCAGCAGGATGGCATCAGGGTTAGGCAGCTTACGGAAGATACGTACAAACCCTACAAACTCAGCAGCAGCACCCTCACCGACAGCACCCTTGAACGACTCGAACTCTGCCTCAGCAGGGACAGTACCAAGCACATCGGACACACCCTCAACCCAAGCACGGGGTGTAGCGTTCTGGTCACGCTGTGGGTCAAAGTCATGCAACAAGTTGGGACGAAAGCGAATGAAGGACACAACCTCTGACTTTACATTGTTGTTAATAGCCCATACTGTCCAGTCATCGAGGTGAGTCTCCAACTCGTAGGCAGTCTCTCGGTTACGCAGATGGGACAGCACACGGTTAGCACCAGCCCTGTCAGACTGCCTGTTACCAGTGGAGACAACCTGCCATCCATCGGGCATCGACACACCGTGCAGATTACGGGCTTGGCAGATGTTAGCCAAGACCTTTTGCAAGTCAGGGCCAGCTTGGTTGCGGTCATCGAACAGCAGGATGCCACGCTCTGGTGCTTTGCCCTTGACAGGGAACCACTCGGGTAGCTTGTAGTGCAACGTATCGCTGCCTGTCTCGGGGAACAGGATACCGAAGTCTTCTACCAGCATGGTGGGCATATGCCTCTCGATGCAGGGAACACCCAGTTCTTCAGCAGCTTGTTGCACAATGGTTGTCTTGCCGCCACCGGGGCTACCCTCGATGCAGATGGTACGCTGGATGGGGAACAGAGACTTGATTGTCTCCTTGAGTAGTGAGGCTCGCATTATTGTCCTTTGTAAAGTCTGTGGTCAGGGCCGAAGGACACTACGTTAGTGCCCACTCTTGCAGCTTTCGCTGTCATCTTGTTGTCGAAGTAAACCACTGGCTGAACCAGTGGCCCCCCCTTGCTTTGTCGCAATGTAAACAGTCGTTTCATTTGTTCTCTCCACGGTTAATAAACACACACTCGTTGAGGTGAGTGACACCCTTGGAGTCCACGTAGGACTCCCCACAGCCAACCATCCACTCCATGAGCAGGACAGCTAGCAGCAATGCAAAGCACAGCACACCCAGTGCTGTAAAGAACCACCGAAGCAGTACCCTCCACAGTGGAGGCTTGGTAGTGATGTGATGAATCCTCACGTTGTCCTCTTTGGGTTAAGTTGTTTGAGCATCTCTGGGTCAGTGAACAACATGTAGTTGCTCTTGTTCATCGGTGCCACAGTG